GGAAATATTGGTATTGGTGCTGCACCAGTGCCGGGTGAACAAGGATTTGCTGGTAATGTCCAAGCCGTACCTCCCCAAGCTTAAAGGCTTTGTAAACACTAACGCTACATGGGAAGCGTTCCAAGAATTGCTTGATGCTGAGATTGCTCAGCAGCATAAAAACTTAGAACAAGCTACTGATGTTCGTGAAATTGGAAAGGCTCAAGGAGCCGTTGCTGCTTTACGCAGACTAAAACATCTAAAGGATGAGGTTAATGTCGAAAGATAACTTTACTGAACAAGGAGTTGCTCCTTATGGGATGCGACATGGTTCTATCTCACCTAAAGGTAAGGGATATTTTGGTGACTTGAAAAGACCTGATGGTGACAGTTCTACAGAGCTATCTTCTGAGTTTGAATATCAAGGTAAAAAAGTAGAATACCCATTAATTGTTCCAACCCTGTCTAAATCAGAACTTGATATTTTATTAAAGGGTGAAAAACCTACTGATGATATTTATGATAAAGCTGAATCATGGGCAAAATTTAGAATTGATAAAGGTATGAGTCCATTTGCATCTAGTACTGGCAATGAGAAGTTTCCAATACCTGAAGAATCTAACAACTATGCACAAGGAGGTGCTGTGAAAGATATGAATACACTATTCGCTGAAGGCGGCATGAATGATCAAGGTGGCACAGTAGATCCTGTGTCAGGTAACGATGTTCCTCCCGGTTCTTTACAGAACGAAGTGAGGGATGACATTGATGCTAAGCTCAGTGAAGGTGAGTTTGTTATTCCTGCTGATGTTGTACGTTACATTGGTCTTGAAAGATTGATGAAGCTTCGTGATGAAGCTAAGCAAGGCTTGTCTCGCATGAATGAGATTGGTCAGATGGGGAATTCTCAAGAGGTGTCTAACCCAGAAGCTTTGCATGAGGATGATGGTGGCTTTACTTCTGAAGTTGATGACATCATGGAAGAAGTGGATATGGATAGCAGGGGTGAGAAAAGGTTTGCAAGAGGAGGATCTGTATATGTTCCTCCCGCAGATAAAGATATCTTAGCTAAATATAATATTCAAAGAACATCCATCACCAATCCAGCATTGGATGTTAGATTGTTGAAGAATGCTGCTGGTGATTCTTTATACATGACTTATTTTAATGATAAACCCGGTGGTGTTATTCCTGAGGGTTACTCTGTAGTTGATGCCAATCCTTCTAGTAGAATGACTGGCACTGGTCTTACTGACACAACAAAGACAGGCAGCACTGTTAAGCAAAATGTGGATAGTGCTGCTAGTGTAGATAGTGGTAATAAAACTTTAACTACAGTGGGTGGTGATACTGCTTTAGGAAATGTAGGAAATGTTAATAATACATTAATGACAGATCTTGCTTTAGGTAATGTAGCTATAACAGGTAAAGATGGTAAAGTCACTACAGTGGATGGTGGTAATACAACAACAGATGGAGGTTTAGGTGTCAATTCTTATGGCGGTAATATTACATCAAATGCTGATGGAAGCGTTAGCACAGGGCTTGGTGGCTTTACTTTAAATGCTGATGGAACAGTAACAGCAAATACTCTTAACAAAGGGCTTACTGCTACTGCTGGCATAATAAATCCAATGTTAGGAGTTGCTGCTAGGATTAATAATGCACTAGCCACCAGCTCAGCAAAAGACTTTACTAGGTCTATTGCAGATACTATGGGGAGTAACATTGATACAAGCACTGCTGCTGCCACTGCTGGTCCTACAGGTACAGGAAGCACTGCTGCTAGTGCTGCTGCTGATGCAGCTTCTGCAGCTACTAGTATGGGATTGAGTCCTGCTGCTGCTGGTGCAGCCAGTCAAGCTGCTGCTAATGTCATCACAAGTGGTGGCACTTCGTCTGATGCTGCTGAGGCAGGTAGATCTGCTGCTGCTGATGTGACTAGAAGTGAACAATCTAGTACAGATACATCAGCAACAGATAAAGCGGCAGAAGACTATCGTAAAAGCTTAGGTGATTTTAATGAGCTTGACACTAACTTCAGTGGAGGTAGTAGCAGCTTTGGCGGCTTTGGTGATTTTGGTGGCGGTAACAGTGGTGGTGGCAAATACTTTGATACTGATGGTATGGCTACAATGGCTATGGCTAAAGGTGGCCTTGTTGCTAAGCGTACAAAGAAACCAACACTTGCTCAAAAAAGAGGCATTGCTTCTAAGAAATAATACTATATAATTAGCATACTCAAACCAGAGGTGGGCTGGTGAGTATCAACAATTTCCCACCATATGGCTACCTATCTCCCTGCTATGCAGCTACAGTTAGCCCCAACTTAAAGGTATGTTATGACAGAAGCGGTAATTAATCAGAACCAACAAGCTCAGGCTTTCTCTCCCTTTGGTAAGCGTAATGCTAACAAAGATCGTATTGAACAAGAAGAAGCAGAGCTTAAGAAATTGGCTGAAGATAAGAACAATCCACCAGAAGATAATAATGATGGTGACGATAGTAACTTAAATGCAGAAGAGAAAAGCTTTAAGAAGCGTTATGGAGATCTGCGTAGACATTCTCAGCAACAGCAAACTACTTTGCAGAAACAGATTGATGAGCTTCGCTCTCAGTTACAGCAAAGCACAGAGAAACAAATCAAGCTTCCTAAGAGTGAAGAAGAATTGAATGAGTGGGCTGCTCAATATCCTGATGTTGCAAAGATTGTTGAAACCATTGCAATTAAAAAGGCTAAGGAACAAACTCAAGCATTGGATGAAAGATTTAAACAGCTTGATGAACGTGAGCATCAGACATCTAAGGACAAAGCAGAAGCTGAATTGATGCGTCTGCATCCAGACTTTGATGCTATTCGTGATGATGATGAGTTCCATACATGGGTTGATGAACAACCTAAATGGGTTCAGGATGCTTTGTATGATAATGAGAGTGATGCAAGGGCTGCTGCCCGTGCCATCGATCTTTACAAAGCTGATAAAGGTATTAAGGCTAAGAAGGCCACCCCAGATAAGAGTGCTGCTGAAAGTGTAAACACTCGGGGTAGTCGTTCTGCACCTACTGGCGAAAGCAAAGATGGTGTCTTTTATGAGTCACAGGTAAGTAAAATGTCTACCTTTGAATATGAAAAGAACCAAGAAGCTATTGCTAAAGCATTACAATCAGGTAAGTTTGTATACGATATTAGCGGAAACGCTCGTTAAGTATTGACAAACCTGAAACAACTGGTATAACTTTAAGCAGGACTAGGTATCTAGTCTTGCTCCTATGGGCCGTACACATGCTAGCTACACTACCCCATAGAGTTATCTGTCACGCAAAACAATAAACTGTCAGAACAACCTGAAGTTTGTTGGCCTGTATAGACAAGTGGAGGCATCCCTGTTCTGTACACACCCATCAAATACAGCCTCTGTGGTGATGTTGAGCGTATTTAATTATATGCCTAACACATATCTAGGAGGATATTAAAATGGCTTTTCCAAGTGCATCCGGTCACGGAAATTTACCTAATGGTAATTTTTCGCCCGTAATCTATAGCAAGCAAGTACAACTTGCATTCCGTAAAGCGTCTACTGTTGAAGACATCACCAATAATGATTACTTTGGTGAAATCGCAAACATGGGCGACAGTGTCAAAATCATTAAAGAACCTGAAGTGTCTGTTCAAAGCTACGCCCGTGGCACACAGATCACTGCTCAAGATCTGAATGATGAAGACTTCACCTTGGTTGTTGACCAAGCTAACTACTACGCTTTCAAGATTGATGACATCGAAGCAGCTCACTCACATGTGAACTTCATGCAGATGGCTTCTGATCGTGCAGCGTATCGTTTGCGTGATCAGTATGACCAAGATGTCTTGGGTTACTTGTCTGGTTTCTCACAGTCTGCAAAGCATGTGAATCCTGACACAGCTCGTACAGCAGCCGCTGGTACTAAGGCAGTTACTGCCGCTGGTTCTGATGAGTTGTTGGCTTCTATGAAGCTGAAAAAAGGTAGCTTTGGTAACATCACTACAGCTTCTGCTGGTGAGCATTCCATTCCTTTGGCTCCTCGCCTTCCCGGTGCAACAGCACTGCCTACAGATGTGGCATCGCCTTTGATGGTGATTGCTCGTATGGGTCGTCTGTTGGATCAACAGTTTGTTGATTCCGCTGGTCGTTGGTTGGTGGTCGATCCTGTGTTCATCGAAATGTTGAAGGACGAAGACAGCCGTTTGTTGAACGGTGACTTTGGTGGTTCTGGTTTGCAGAACGGCTTGGTCATTAACAACTTGCATGGCTTCCGTATCTATGTTTCTAACAACCTGCCAAAAATTGGTACTGGTGCTGGTACTTCAGGTACTGCTAACCAGAACTCCAACTACGGTGTGATTGTTGGTGGTCATGATTCTGCTGTTGCTTCTGCTCAGCAAATCACCAAGACTGAAACATATCGTGATCCTGACAGCTTCGCTGACATCGTGCGTGGTATGCATCTTTATGGTCGCAAAATCTTGCGTCCTGAAGGCATCGTCACTGCTAAATACAACGCTGCTTAAGGAGAAACATTATGGCAACTATTACAACTTTGGCTGGTGCAGCCTCCGCTGGTCGCACCGCTGGTGCTGTCCCTTACTTGGTCGATGTTACAGTTGACTTCGCTGCTGCAGCTACAGCTAAAGGCTCTGCCTTGGCTGCTGCTGATGTTATCGAATGTCTCAGTGTTCCCGCTAACACACTCATCTTGAATGCTGGTATGGAAGTTATCACCGTCCTCGGTGGTGAGTCTTCTGACACTACATTCGATTTGGGCGTGACTGGTGTTGACGCTGACAACTTCGTTGATGGCTTTGATGCTGACGCTGCTGCTGCTGGTGCTTATGCCCAGAACGCTGCTGCTTTCCAGCCTATCGTGAACGCTACTGCTGACACTATTGACCTCTTGATTGCCACTGCAACTACTGCTCCCACCTCTGGTGAAGTGCGTGTATGGGCTGTGTTGATGAATGTTGATGGTCGTCCAGCACGGGCTTCCGTTGACCGTGAGCAACTGGCTTAATAGCTAGTTAATACTGGGAGGGGCTTAACCGCCTCTCCCTTTTATTGTTTAAAAATTATGTCTACATACATTTCTTTAACGAATGAATTGCTACGAAGAATGGGTGAAGTTGTCTTAGACTCCACCGAATTCGATGGAGCTAGGAATATTCAAGCCCTAGCTAAAAATGCTGTCAATTCATCTGTTAGGGAATTGATGCATGGTGCTCAAGAGTGGCCCTTTGCTTTAACAACTTACACTCAAACATTGACAGTAGGGACAGGACAATATAGTTTTCCTTCCGATACTTCTGTTGTTGATTGGGAAAGTTTCTATCTTAAGAAGCTGACAGCAGCAGACAATGATCCACAACATCTTCCTGTTCTTACTTACACAGACTACTTAGACAATCATCGTCCCAGAGAAGACATGAATGGTACGGGTGGTTATGGCGTGTCTAGATACATCTACCAAACACAAGAGTCTAAGTTTGGTATCACTCCTTTGCCTGATCAGGCTTATCAAATTGAATATAAGTATTGGTCTTTCCCTGCTGACTTAGTAGAGTCAACAGATGTATGTATTGTTCCTGATCGATTTACTAGTGTATTGTTAGATGGTGCTATGTTCTACATGTTGATGTTTAGATCAAATGAACAAGGCGCTACTATGTACAAAGAGAAGTTTGACATGGGCATTAGAACAATGCGTAGGCTTTTGTTAGATGAGCCTATGTATATGCGCTCAACAATTATTGTTGCTCCTTCATTCTCAGCTAGAGTGTTTTAATGGCAGATAGAATTAGTGGCTTTAAGGTGACCTGTATTGGTGGCATGAACACCAATAGAGATGTGTTATCTCAAGGTGAACTATATCCCGGATCTGCTACACAGCTTATTAATTATGAGCCATCGATTACTGGTGGCTATAGACGGATTAGTGGATATGCTAATAGTTATGGAACCGTAACTGGCACAGGTAATGTGCTTGGCGTTATGATTGCAGAGAACTTAAATGATGGAATCTTTGCTTGTCGGAAACCCTCTGCTGGTACAAACTACTTTTATAAGTGGGTAGCTTCTTCATCCACTTGGTCAGCCATTACAACTCCAGCAGGTGTTACGATGGTGGGAGTTAAGAAGGTTAGATTTACTAGATATAATTGGAGTGCTCCTAAGTTTGCATTAACTGATGGAATTAACCCTGCTGCTGTGTATGATGGAACTACATATACACAGATTACAGATGCTAATGCACCTAACAGTCCTAAGTATTCAGCAGCTTTTAAGAATCATTTATTCTTAGCTGGTGATCCTACAGATCCTTACAATTTATATATCTCTTCTCCATTATCAGAGACAAACTTTAATCCAGCCAATGGTGCTGCTGTTATTAATGTTGGCTTTGAGATTGTGCAGATTAAACAGTTTAGAGATACGCTGTACATCTTTGGTAAGAATGCCATTAAGAGTTTGACAGGAACTAATATTGCTGACTTTGTGGTTGGCGAAGTGACAACAAATTTAGGTTGTGTTGTTCCAGATAGTGTGATAGAACTGGGTGGTAATCTAGTATTCCTTGGTCCTGATGGTTTTAGACCAGTGGCTGGAACAAGTAAGATTGGTGATGTGGAATTGGAAACAATTTCAAAACAAATTCAATTTACCATCACTGCTATTTTGCAAGAACTTGTAGCTGGTGCTATTGATCCAGAAACATTAAGCTCTGTAGTTCTTCGTAAGAAGTCACAGTTTAGATTGTTCTTACCAGCCGAAGGAACCTTTGGTTTGTTAGGTGGTCTTAGGGCTAGTGAAGGTGGTGTGTCTTTTGAGTATAGCCAGCTTTTCGGCTTCCCAGCTACATGTGCTGCTAGTGGATATATTGGTGTAGATGAGATTGTTATTCATGGGGATTCTACTGGTAAGGTGTTTAAACAAGAGACTGGAAGTTCTTTTAATAGTTCAGAAATCTTGAGTGTTTATCAAACACCTTTCTACTATTTTCAAGATCCTTCAATCCGTAAAAACTTCTATAACATCTCTACCTTCTTGCGTAGTGAAGGATCTACTAGTATTGTGATGGGTGTTAGCTATGACTTTGAAGACTCAGTTAATGTCTTTAATCCAGCCAACTACAACATTTTAACTACTGGTGCTGCTGCTTATTACAATGAAGCCATCTATGATGCTGCTGCTATTTACGATGGTAATCCATCACCAGTGGAAAAGACAAACATTGAAGGCTCTGGATTCTCAGTGGCTTTCAAATATGTGACTAATGATACGAATGCTAGTCATACAATTCAGGGCTTGGTCTTGAATTATTCAATGAATGACAGACGCTAAGGAGAACTACCTTGACAGGTTATGTAAGACAATCGGCTGCTGATATCGTCCCAACGGGCGTAGTCCGTGCTGCTCCAATTAATAATGAGCTTAATGCTCTGCGTGATGCTTTTGCCACTGGTGGTGGTCATAAGCATGATGGCACTACGGCTGAAGGACATCCTGTTCCTGTCATTGGTGATAGTGACTTATTAAATAAGATTGCTACTGATACAGGCAACAATCGTCATGGTGTGTTTGTTGAGGTGGCAGCGGCTGCTGTTGAGCAAGTGCGCTTTCAAGATGGTGTTATTGTTCCAGTAACAGATAACGATATTGACTTAGGTACAAGTGCTCTTGAGTTTAAAGATTTGTACATTGATGGAACAGCCAACATTGACAGCTTAGTTGCTGACACTGCTGACATTAATGGTGGCACAATTGATGCCACTGTGGTTGGTGCAAGCACTCCTGCTGCTGGTACATTCACTTCTCTCACAGCCAATACCTCTCTAGTTGCAGCTACTGCTGACATCAATGCAGGTACTATCGATGGTTCTGTTATTGGTGGTAGTTCTGCACAAGCTATTACAGGTACAACAGTTACAGCCATCACAGGTTTTGTTGGTGGTCTTACTGGTGCAGTTACTGGTAATGTCACAGGTAATTTAACTGGTAATGTGACAGGCAATGTCACAGGTAATGTCACTGGCAATATCACAGCATCAACAGGCACATCAACATTTAACGATGTTGTTATCAACGGTGGTTTGAATATGAATGCTGGCACTTCTGCCACCATTACTAATCTTTCTGCACCTACTAACAACAATGATGCAGCCACTAAAGTTTATGTAGATACATCCATCAGCAACCTGATTGATAGCTCTCCTGCTCTTTTAGATACATTGAATGAACTTGCTGCTGCTTTGGGAGACGATCCCAATTTTGCAACAACAATGACCAATGCATTGGCTACCAAACTTAACTTGTCTGGTGGCACAATGTCTGGTGCTATTGCGATGGGAACAAACAAGATTACAGGTCTTGGAGATCCTACAGCAAATCAAGACGCAGCTACTAAAGTATATGTAGACACTGCTGATGCATTGAAGCTGTCCTTAGCTGGTGGCACAATGAGTGGTGCTATTGCGATGGGTACTTCCAAGATTACAGGCTTGGGAGATCCAACAGCAAATCAAGACGCAGCTACTAAAGTATATGTTGATGGCATCTTAGGTTCTGCAACTTCTGCTGCAGCTTCTGCAGCTACTGCTACAACACAAGCTACTAATGCAGCAGCAAGCGCATCAACTGCTACAACCCAAGCATCTAATGCATCCACTTCAGCCTCTAATGCTCTAACATATCTGAATACTTTCAAAGGACAATACTATGGTTCTTTGTCTTCAGATCCTGCATTAGATCCTTTGGGTAATGCTGTTGGTATTGGTGACTTGTATTGGAATAGTACAGTAAGTCAGATTAGAGTTTATAATGGCTCTGCTTGGGAAGCTGCATATCTACCTGCTTCTGGTTATGTCCAGAAGACTGGCGATACAATGACTGGCTCTCTTTCAGTGGTAGCTGGTTTAGATATTTTAGGTAACTCCTCCGCTGGTGGAGCTTTGAAGGTATATGAAGATACAGACAATGGTTCAAACTATGTGGGCTTCCGTGCTCCTAGTAGCATTGCCTCCAATCTTCTATGGATATTACCTAGTGCTGACGGTATTGAAAACGAAGTGTTGAAGACCGATGGTGCTGGTAATTTAAGTTGGGGTACTGGTGGCGGTGGTGGCGCTGGTAATGCCTATGCTTGGTTTGTTTGCTAAAGGAGCAATATAATGAAAACTCTAGTTCTTGACTCTACAAGCAAGACGATCAAGGTGGTTATGTCGGGTGCGGCAGCTACTACCAATCCTGATTTCGTGTCTACTTGGGCAGAGAATAATGGAACACTGTTCACTGAAGGCAGCACTGATGGTGCTTTGAATGGTACAACTGCTGTCACTCTGGTGGCTGCACCCTCTGCAGGATATAGGCGTGTGGTTAAAGCTATTACGATTTATAATCGTGATACTGCTGCTATTACTATTACATTGAGCTTAGATAATGGTGGTACACTTCGTCAGTTTGCTAAGGTAACTTTGCAAGTTGGTGATATATTTACTACTGATGGCACATTTAATTCTGCTGGCAGTTTAAAAACTGTTGTCAGTAATTTAAATTTAGCCACTGAGGTGTTGGGTGTGTTAAGTCCAGCTAATGGTGGTACTGGTGTGGCTAATAACGCTGCTAGTACAGTAACTATTTCTGGAGCATATCCAACTACAGTGACTGTCACTGGTAATACTTCCGTTACGTTGCCTACTTCAGGTACACTCATTGTTGCTGGTAAAGCAATTGCACTCTCTTCTATTTTTGGTTTCTAAGGAGCTATAATGTCAAACCCTAATATCATCGGTGTATCTAGTATTCTGGGTAATACTAGTTCTTTCTTGGTGTCTTCTACATCAAATCCATTTGCTACAGCAATGGTGAATAATGCTGCTGGCAGCAATAAGATTTATAAAATTAATTCTATTGTTGTTGCTAATGTTAGCTCATCTGCTTGTAATGTAACAATCAATCTGTACCCTCAAGATGATTTGGCTGGTACAGCTACAGCAATTGCATCAACCATTTCTGTACCTGCATATGCTTCATTGATTGTTCTAGACAGAACAACAACAATGTATTTGTTGGAAGACAAATCATTGGGCATTGTTGCTGGTACTGCTAATGCGTTAACAGTTACTACCTCATGGGATGAGATGTCTTAAAGAAAGATTATCGCTATGTCGATCAATCATAATGGTAATATTATTTCCTATGCTAGTAATGGCTTAAATAATCCTACTTCAACAGTAGAGTACCTTGTTGTTTCTGGTGGTGGAGGCGGTGCAAATTCTGCACTTGCCAGTGGTGGTGGTGGTGCTGGCGGTTTGTTGACTGGGACCGGATACCCTATTACGCTTGGTACAGCAATTACAGTTACTGTTGGTGCAGGACAACCTGTTGCTACTGCCAGTGCTACAAATGGAAATCCTTCTGCCTTTGGATCTATCTCCCCTAAAGGTGGTGGTAATGCCAATGCTCAAGGTAGTCTTTATGGCGTTCCCGGTGGAAGCGGCTGTGGTGCAAACTATGGGGATCCTGTTGGGCTTGGCACTGCTGGTCAAGGAAATAATGGTGGTTTAGGAAGTGGTACATACTATTATGTTGGTGGTGGTGGCGGTGGAGCAGGAGCCGCAGGTTCTGCAGGTACTCAATCAAGTGCTCCTTATCAACGCCCCGGTGCAGGCGGCACTGGACTGCTATCATTAATTACTGGTGCTCCAGTTTTTTATGCGGGTGGTGGTGGAGGTGGCGTATATGAGGCTATAGCAGGTACGCAACCCGCCCCCGGTGGTGCTGGTGGTGGTGGGAATGGGGTTGGTAGAGATATTTCGGGCTATTATATTAGAGCCACTGATGGTCTTCCTAATACTGGTGGTGGTGGTGGTGGAATGGGTAATGGCCCGGCTGCTCAAGGTGTTGGTGGTAATGGTGGTTCAGGTATTGTAATAATTCGCTACCCATCTTACTTAGCTCCTGCTGTGTCAACAACAGGATCTCCTTCAATGTATGTCATCAACGGATGGCGTGTATATGAATTCATTGCCTCAGGCACAATAACATTTTAAGGTAGGCTATGGCTTCTGGACTTTTTACATTAAAGCAACAAGTACAAGCTCTTCGTCAAGGAGCATGGAATGGGCAAAAGCCTAATGCTGTTGAATATTTAGTGGTTGCTGGCGGTGGTGCTGGTGGTGCAAATGGTGGTGGTGGGGGTGCTGGTGGTTTATTATCTGGTATTGTACCTGTTGTAATTGGCTCTGCAACTACAGTAACTGTTGGTGGTGGTGGTGCTGGTCAATCTTATGCTAATAGAGCGTCTATTACTGGTGGTTTTAATTCTGTTTTTGGAAACATAACTTCTAATGGTGGTGGACAGGGAGGCACTGAATCAAACAGTTGGGGTGGGGGTAATGGCAAAGGTGCTAACGGGGGTTCTGGTGGTGGTAGTGGATTTTTTGCAGCTCCCTTATCTGGAGGCTCTGGTGTATTAGGACAAGGTAATGCTGGTGGTTCCAATGCTGGAACAAACTTAAATGGTTATGGTGGTGGAGGCGGTGCTGGTACTGTTGGTTTAAATTCATTTAGTACGACTGTTGGAGGTAATGGTGGAGCAGGTCTTGCATCTGTTATTTCTGGAACCGTTACAGCTTACGCTGGCGGTGGTGGAGGTACAGGCCCTACAATTTCTGGTACTGGTGGTGTTGGAGGTGGTGGGGCCGCTGGTTCGGGCGGTGTAAATGGAACAAATGGAACTGCCAACACAGGTGGTGGTGGCGGTAGTACTAGCGGAGGCACTTCAGGTAATGGTGGCTCTGGCATTGTCATTGTTTCCTATCCCGATACCTATGCAGCAGCAACATCTACAACAGGCTCACCCACTGTAAGTACAAGTGGTAGTGGTAGTATTGCTTTTAACGGTAGTAATACAGGACTATCTAACACCACAGGATATGCCGCTAATCAATTTGGTACTGGAAACTTTACTATTGAATTTTGGCAATATTACACAGCATTTTCTACTTATCAAACAGTTATAAGCCAAGGGTATCAATCTTCTACTGGACTAGGATTTTTGTTACAAACATCTGCAAGCAATACAGGTACATTGATTTTTTATTCAATGAACAGCGGTACTACTACAACTGTTGTTGCAGAATCAGGCACTGTTAATTTAAACACTTGGTATCATGTTGCAATTGTTAGAAACGGAGCAACTACAACTAAATACTCAACTGCCTGAGGCTTTTGCCCACTCCATGCTCCTTGACGAAGAGCTTGTACTTGTTGCTTTAATGTAAAAAGTCCAGAAGCCATAGCCTACCTTAAAATGTTATTGTGCCTGAGGCAATGAATTC